AGTCACCTTTCTTGTCATACTTGGCCAGAAAAAGGGTGTGTAGCAATCGATATTTTTACTTGTGGAAGCAAAAATCCACGCAGTGTAGCATGGTGGATACTTAATTACTTTGATACTGATGACTATGTGATGAATGATCATGCAAGATAGGGTATAAATAAAACTAAAAGCATCAATAATGGCGATTCAACGCAAATCTAGAGCATTTAAGGATATAAGTCTGTCGTTTTCACCGCATCCGATAACGAAAGACTTACCTGTTCTTGTAAATGAGCGAGCAATCGTGAGATCAGTGAGAAATTTAGTTGAAACAATACCAACAGAGAGGTTTTTTCAACCAAATTTGGGTACTGACATACGTGATTCTCTATTCGAGAACTATTCGAGAACTACTGTTAATATAATTGAAGACCAAGTACGTGATACTGTCAGAAATTATGAGCCAAGAGTTGGAAATGTGGGTGTTGAAGTTCTTGCTTTCCCCGATGATAATAATTTTGAAGTAAAAGTGCTTTTTGACATCAATGGATTAGACGTTCCACCACAGTCATTCACATTCATATTAGAACCAACAAGATAATATGCCCTTTACACAGTTCACAAGTCTAGACTTTGACGAAATCAAAGTACAAATTAAAGATTTTCTACGTTCAAACTCAAATTTTAGTGATTTTGATTTTGAAGGTTCTAACTTTTCAGTTTTAATTGATACTCTTGCTTATAATACCTATATCAATGCATTCAATGCAAATTTAGTCGTTAACGAATCATTTTTAGACTCTGCAACAGTTCGTGAAAACGTAGTATCACTTGCAAGAAATATTGGTTATGTACCCCGTTCAAAAACCGCTGCAACAGCAACTATAAGGTTGAGTGATATAAATGTCGGAACAACAAATGATAGCACCACAAAGTTTCTTAGACTACGTGCTGGACTTGTTTGTGTAGGTAATTCAGAGAATACAACATATCGTTTTTCAATTCCAGATGATGTAACTTCAACAAGAGTTAGGGATATAGGTGGAACATCCTTTGCACAATTTGATGAACCAATCACTGTACATGAAGGAACTTTCCTTCAAAGAGTATATCGTGCTGATACATCACAAAAACAAAGATTTATAATTGATAGTCCAAATATTGATAGCTCAACTTTGAGAGTATTTGTCTCAGGTCCTGCTGACACAACACTTGGACGTAATTATCGTATGATTGATAATATATTGAATGTTGATAAAAACTCTGAAATCTTCCTTGCACAAGAGGTTCAGGATGAAAAATATGAAATATTATTTGGAGATGGTTTTTTTGGAAGAAAATTAGAAAACGCATCAGTCATTACTGCAAGATATATTGTTACTGATGGTGAGACTGGTAATGGTGCATCTAATTTTAGTTTCCAAGGTTCATTTATAAAGAGTGATGGTACATTATTCACACCATCTGATTCTATTAATGTAACTACCATACAAAATGCTTCCAACGGTTCTGAAGTTGAAGATGTGTCCTCTATTAAGTATTTTGCACCAAGGCTTTACTCAGCACAGTATAGAGCAGTTACACCAAGAGATTATGAAGCAATAATTCAAAACATCTTCCCTCGCACTGAGTCAGTTGCTGTAATTGGTGGAGAAGAGTTAGACCCACCACAATTTGGTAAAGTACAAATTAGTATCAAACCAAAAAATGGTACTTTTGTGTCAGACTTTGATAAATCACAAATTAAAAATAAATTAAAGAATTACGCTATCGCTGGTATTAATTCAGAAATAGTTGACTTGAAGGTACTATATGTAGAAATTGATTCAACGATTTACTATAACCCATCTCAAATCTCATCAAGTGTAACTTTAAGGAGCGATATAATTACTGCCTTAAATTCATATGCAGGTAATGTAGAGATTAATAAGTTTGGTGGTAGATTTAAATATAGTAAAGTTAGTACTTTGATTGATAGAGTAGATAATGGTATTACTTCAAATATCACTAAAATTGTTATTAGAAGAGATTTGAAAGCATTATTGAATCAATTTGCACAATACGAACTCTGTTTTGGAAATCGATTTAATATTAACCCTGCTGGATACAATATTAAAAGCACAGGATTTACAATTGAAGGATTTACTGATACAGCATATATCACTGATGTTCCAAATAAAAATATATCTGGTAACTTAGATGGTAGTAATATGGGTACTCTTTCAGTCGTTACAAAAAATGAAAAGAATGAACAGAGAGTTATTGTCAAAGATGCAGGGGTTGTTGATTACAAAAAGGGAGAAGTTATATTAAACACAGTTAATATTACATCAACAGTAAGTGAGAACAATATAATTGAAGTTCAGGCATTCCCAGAATCAAATGATGTTGTAGGATTAAAAGATTTATACCTTAGTTTTGACGTATCGAAAAGCACAATAAATACTATTACAGACGTAATTGCTTCAGGTGAAGATGTTTCAGGTGTTGTATTTACAAGAGATTACTATACATCAAGTTACTCTAATGGAGATTTAGAGAGGAAATAATTTATGTCACAAATTGACAAAAGAATACAAGTCAATACTATTATTGAGAATCAATTACCTGAATTTTTGGTAAGTGATTTTCCAAATGCTGCTGAATTTTTAAAACAATATTATCACTCACAAGAGTTTCAAGGTGGTCCAAGTGATATAATCAATAATTTAGATCAATATATTAGATCAGATAATTTAGTTCCTGAAGTTGTTGTTGGTATAACTACTATTTCATCTACGATTGATTCATCTGATACTACAATAACTGTTCCTAGTACAAAAGGTTTTCCATCAGAATATGGACTACTTAAAATTGATGATGAAATAATAACTTATACTGGTATAACATCTACTACATTTACAGGTTGTGTAAGAGGTTTTAGTGGTGTCACTGGTTATAACGTTGGTATCTCATCATCTCTACTTGAGATAAATCGTGAAAGTTTAGAGTTTAATGAAACAACAGCAGCATCACATACTTCTGGTTCAACTTTAACAAATTTATCTGTACTATTTTTACAAGAATTTTTTAAAAAACTAAAGAAAACATTTTTACCAGGTTTAGAAAATACTGATTTTGCAACAACTTTAGATGTTGGAAATTTTATAAAGTTTGCTCGTTCATTTTACCAATCAAAAGGTGTAGAAGAATCAATCAGAATTTTATTTAAAGTTCTATATGGGGTTGATTCTAAGATATTAGATTTAGAAGGAAACTTAATTAAACCATCAGGTGCTGAATTTATACGTCGTGAAGTAATTGTTGCTGATTTAATTTCAGAAATTGGCGAACCACAAAACCTTACTGGACAAACAATATTTAAATCAACTGATGTAAATACTAATGCATCAGTTTCTGAAGTAGAAATAATAAAGAGAGAGGGTAGAAATTATTACAAAATAGCATTATTTGTTGGATTTAGTGATAGAGATTTAATTGAAGGTGTATTTACTGTACCAGGTAAAACAAAAGTTGTCGGTGGAGTTGATGCAAATGCAACAATTATAGATGTAGATTCAACTGTAGGGTTTGGAACCACAGGAACTATTATTGCTGGTTCTAATTCAGCAATTAATTACACATCAAAATCTATTAATCAGTTCTTCGGATGTTCAGGAATAGGAGTTGGTATTAATACTGCAACAGATTTACGTTCAGATGAAACAATATTTGGATATGAAAATGGAGATTTAAGTAAAAGAGTTGATTTAAGAATCACTGGTGTGTTATCAGAATTAGTACCAATTACTGATATCAGTCTAATAAATGAACAAGAAAATTTATTTGTCAAAAATATTGGTGAAAAGATAGAAAATGATGGTAATAATTACAAACAAATTTTTGCTAATTCTTGGATATACAATACTGCTGCAAGATTCCAAGTAGAAATTACAGGTTCAACTTTTAAATTAAACACAAAAATTGACAAAGCATATTTAAAAGTAGGTGATAGATTTGAAATATTAGAGAGAAATGAGCAAGTTATTGCTGGAGGTGGTACAGTTGATAGTATTGATGTTACATTGAATCAAATTAATGCTACAAACATTGCAGGATTTTCGCAACAAGCAGGTCAATTATACGATATAAGGAGAATAGTTGAGAAAGTAAACAGTACAGGTGTCACTCTTGCACAAGGAAATAATAATATTATTGCAGATACTTTAGGTGTTTATGTTGAGGGAAACACTGAGGGATACGTTGTATCTAACTCTTTACCAAGTTATGACATAACACAAAATATAATAGAAGAAACATTAACAGGTGGAACATCTGCTGGTTTAGATGGATTCAATCCTTTGAATCAAAAATATAGTTTTATTAAATTCACTCCACCACCTGGTGAGGATATTAAATTTATTCAGGGTGATCCAATAATATATCAACCAGTAGGTGAAGCTTTAATTGGTCTGGATACTGGTAGAACTTATTATGTTGACCCAGTGCTACCAGGTGCTAATCAAAATATATCTCAAATTAGATTATTCAATTCAACAGCTCAAATAGGAACTGCAAGCACTGTTCAAGTTGGTCCAACAACTTCTACAACAGATGTACACAAATTTGTTTTACAGAGACATGCAAGTAGAACACTAGAAGCAGATAAAATTTTAAGAAAATTTCCCCTATCTCAAAATTTATTTGTTCCATCTGCACAAGAAACACCTACAACTGATATTGGTATACTAATAAACGGTGTTCAAGTTAGATCACCTATTTCAGATAATCAAATATTTTATGGATCTCTTGAGTCTGTTGATCTTTTAAATGGTGGACAAGACTATGATGTTTTAAAACCACCTATTATTGGTATTGAAACAAGTACTGGAGTTGGAGCAGCAGCAGAACCTATTGTTCAAGGAACTGTAAAAGAAGTATTTGTTGATCCTCAAGAATTTGATATTGAAGCAGTACAAAGTATTTCATTAACTGGTGGTAATGGTAGTGGATGTGTATTACAACCAATATTAGGTGAAAGGAATAGGGAATTATTATTTGATAGTAGAGATGTATTTTTTAATGGTGGTGTCGATATTGTAAATGAAACAATAACATTCAAAACAGAGCATAACCTACTTCCTGGTCAATTAATATATTATAGTGCAAATAATAATCAACCTATAGGTATTGGAACTGCTTTTGATCTTGAAAACAATATTAATGGTACACTTTCAGATGGTGCACCATATTATGCAAGGTCTATAAATCCATCCACTATAAAATTATTCAATACACCAACAGACGCATTGTTTGGAACTGCTGGTATAAACACTGTCGGATTATCAACAGACACTGCTGCAAGTGGTATTCATAAGTTTAAAACAGAAAATAGAAACACTCTTGTTGCTGTTAAGGTTTTAGAAGAAGGTTCAGGATATACTCATCGTAAATTAAGAGTTAAACCTGCTGGCATCTCAACATCTTCAAATGTAATTACATTTAAGAATCATGGATTCCAAAGTGGAGAAATTGTAGAATACTCTGCGGAAACAACAGCGATACAAGGATTAAATACAACATCTTCATACTTTATTAAAAAATTAACAGATGACACTTTCCAACTAGCAGATGCTGGTATTGGTGCAACATCAACGGTTGATTTTAATAGAGGTAAGTATGTTAACTTCGACACTTCTGGTTCAGGATTCCAAATATTTAATTACCCACAAATTAAGGTAAATGTTGATGTTTCTTATGGTTCAACTGTTACTGGTAATATTACTATAACTCCTGTTGTTACTGGTGAGATTCTTGGTGCATACTTGTATGAAGAAGGAACAAATTATGGTTCAACAACATTAGATAAACAAGTAATTCCTAAAGTTTCAATTGAAAATGGTAGATTTGCAGAATTCAAACCAATTATTGTTGATGGTAAACTTAGTGATGTTGTAGTTGTTAATAGAGGTAGAGAGTATAATTCAAGTCCTGAAATTAGAGTTATATCAACAGGTAGTGGTGCTGGTGCAGTTGTAAGACCAGTTGTTGAGAATGGTTTTGTTATAGATGCGATTGTAACTAATCCAGGAATTGGATATAGTAGTATTACTACAGAAGTAAGAGCATTTCCTAGAGGATTGGGTGGACAATTTACTGCAAGGGTTAGAAGTTTAACTTTAAATAATCAAAGTAGATTTGGTGATTCATTCTTATCTACAAAAGATGGATTATTGAAATTTAGTATATTAGGATATTCACAACAAACTGCACAAAATTTTGAAAATACATTCACTCTTGAATCTAATGGTGAGTTTAAACAGATAACAGGTCACTCTCCAATTATTGGATGGGCATACGATGGAAACCCAATTTATGGACCTTTTGGGTATTCAGAACCAGATAATATTAACTCCGATTTAAAAATTATACAATCATCATATAATACAGACATAACAAAAGTTGTTAATAGACCAACAGGATATGCTGTGGGATTTTTTGTTGAAGATCATGTATTTGATGAATCTGGAGATCTTGATATTCACAATGGAAGATTTGGTAAAACTCCAGAATTTCCAAATGGAATCTATGCATATTTTGCAACAGTCGGTTTAGGTACACAAACAAACAAATTAGAAGGTACATACCCATACTTTGTTGGTAATACTTATAGATCACCATTCATAAAAGAAAATCAATTACTTGACCAAGATTTTGATTTTAATAGTTCAAATTTAAGAAGAAATACTTTACCTTATGCAGTTGACGAACCTTTTGCTGGTAACGATTTCCTCATTGAATCTTATGAAAAAATAAGACAATTATCAGTTATTGAAGCTGTAACTAAAGGAAACGTAGATGCGATTACAATATTAAACGGGGGACAAGATTATAAGATAGGTGATTTAACTGATTTTAATGATGAAAATACTAATGGTTCTGGATTTAAAGCACAAGTTAATGAAATTGTAGGTATTGGAATATCCAGAGTTGATACAACTATAACACCATTTAATAATGCTGTTTTTGAGTATAATGGAGATAATGAAGTTATTGCAAACTTCTTCCCATTTATTGAAATAAACAATCAAGATGCAATATCAATATCGGGTTTAAGTACAAATATTAAAAACTTAACTGATTCATTTAATGTTGGTGTTACAACTAATAGAGTAAGTTTAGCAGCGAGTATGACTGTTGGAAGTTCTGCTGGACTTGTTCAGGATATATCATTAACTCAAATACCGAATACAATATCAGTTGGAGGTTCAATTAGAGTAGGATCAGGAAATACAAGTGCTACTGAAGATTTAAGAGTAATTAGTGTTTTTTCAACTCAGAAAATTGTTCGTATACAAAGACATACAGGTATAGCACATACTTTGGGATCTAATGTTGATATTTTAAATACTAAAATTAGTATACCAGTAAATACAACTAAATTTACCTCAGAAGTAAATGATATAGTTTACTTTAATGGTCGCCAATCTGTTGGTATTGGAACTACAATAGGTGGTGCAATTAAAGTTGATTCGTTTATAGGTGATAAAGTTGATGAAGTTTCAATACCTACGAGAACGATAAGAATACCAAATCATCCATTTAAAAATGGACAAAAATTAACCATTAACAAACGAAACGGTGCAAATAGATTTGATGTAGGTAGAACAAACTTAGTTCAAGAATTTAAATTACCGTTTTTAGGTGTTAATTCATCTGAAGTATTTGTAATTAACAAAGGTCCTGATAACATAGGTCTAGTTACTACAAAAGTTGGAATTGGAAGTACAAGTGAAGGTTTATTCTTTTATACAAATGGTTCAACTTCTGGTATTAATTCTTCATTGTATTTCTTTGAAACTGATAAAGAGCAAGTTAGAGGTGATATTGATAAAATTGTTACAACAGTATCTACTAATGTTTCTGCTGCTAACACAACAACTCATAATTTAGTTGAAGGTGATATTGTAAAAATGAATGTTGTTCCCAACTTAGCAGTTGGTATCGGAACAACTACACCTATTAAAGTTAATTTTAATTCTGAATTTGATAAGTTAATTATTAATCCACTAACATTTGTAGCTTCCGATGTTGAGTCTAATCAAATAGATATTGCAGAACATGGATTTAAGACAGGTGATAAAGTATTTTATGATGGTAATGCAACAGGTTTAAGTACAGGAACATATTTTGTCAATAGAGTAAGTAGTAGAAGATTTCAACTTTGTGAAACTATAGAAGATTTGAATTTAAATCCGATTAGAATTGCACCAATTACAGCAAATACTGGTGGCACACAAACTATTGCACCTATCAATCCAAGGATAGATGTTGTGAAAAATTCAAAATTAACATTTGGTTTATCAAGTACAACATTAGCAGATTTTGATTTTAAAATATTCTATGATAAAAATTTAACAAATGAGTATTTAAGTTCTCAAGATACTAGTTCATTTAATGTTGGAACCGCAGGAACAATAGGTATTGGTACTAATAATACAGATCCTATTGGTGCTGCTCTCACTATACAATATTCTGCATCTACTCCAATCACTTTATATTATGGATTAACTAAAGGCGGTTACATAAGTACTGCTGATACTGAAGTTCCTAATTATTCTGAAATAAGATTTATTGATAGTGTATACAATGGTGAATATAAGATATCTAATGTCACAAATGACACTTTCAATTTCTCACCTACAGTTCCAGAATTTTTATCATATACAACAAGTGATTGTGAGACAATAGAGTATTCAACAAAATCTACGTCTGTTCACGGTCCAATCAAGAATTTTAGAATATTATCACCAGGTTTTAATTATAAAAAATTACCTCAATTCAATAAAGTTAATAGTGTTAGTGGAACTGATGCTAACATAATTGCTTCATCAAAAACAATTGGTAGAATTAAAAAAGTAAGAATTGTAGATATTGGATATGAATACTCTTCAGATAAAACATTAGGACCTCAAGCATTCATATCACCAGTTGTAAATATCGATAATCTTGATGTTATCGGATCTGTTAATATTGTGAGTGGTGGTGCTGATTACATGAGTACACCTAACTTAATAGTATTCAATCCAGTCACAAACACAGTTGTTGATGATGTATCAATACAACCATTTACTCCCAACCAAACTATTTCTAAAGTTGATGTATTATCACCAGTTACAGGTCTTGACTCTGTAGTTCATAAGATAATATCTATTAATAATTCAAATGGAGTTGGTATAAATTCATTACAAACCAGTAATTCTGGTGTTGTTACATGTTTCCTTGAAACTCCAATAAATGGATTTGATGACCAACCATTTGCTGTGGGTGATGAAGTATTTGTTGAAGGTATACAAAGAGTCGGAGAGGCGGGAATAGGAGCGACACAAGGTGGTATTTCTACAAATACGACTGTAGAGGGAACTGGTTATAATTCTGAAAATTATAACTATTCATTCTTTGATGTTACTGATTACACTGCTGGCACACAATGTATAGCTGTGTTTAGTTTAGCGGGAGTAACAACTAATCCTGGCATTGCTAAAACATTCCAGTCAGGTTATGCAAATTTAGTTAATAAGAAAAAATATCCTGTAATTGAACCAGTACAAACAAGGGGTGTTTTTGAATTAAAAGAAACTTTAATAATTGATAATGTAATCACAGACTTAAAAATAATTGAAGTTAGAAATGATTATATTAAGATTGATGGAAAATATAAGATTAAGAACGGAGATAGAATTAAAGGTGAATTGAGTAACGTATCTGCTGAAATTACAAGTATTGTTGACAATCAAGCTAAATTTACAACAGATTTCTCAAATAGACAAGAATATGGTTGGTTAGATGATATTGGTAAATTAAATGAAGATTATCAAGTCATACCTGACAATAACTATTATCAAAATTTATCATATACTGTTAAGAGTTCAATTGAGTGGGAAAAATTTGTCAACCCTGTCAACAGATTAGTTCATCCTTCAGGATTGAAAAATTTTGCAGATACTACTGTAACATCAACCATTCCAGTTGGTGTTGGAGAAGTTCGTGAATCAAATCAAACTGTTGTTTTAGATGTAGGTAACGTTCTTGAACTTAACGATAAACAAAGAGTAGATGCAATTAACAATTTTGATTTTGCAAGGGATTTTGATACAAGAGTTAATGGGTCTAAGTTTTTAACTTTAAAAAATAGAACTTTGACTGATTTTACAAGATGTAAAACTAATAGAGTTTTAGTTCACGATGATATAAGTGAAACTTTTTCAAGTGAGGGATTTGAAAGCACTAATACTATAATAGAACCATTAGTTGAAGATTTTGCACAATACTTAGTTCAAATTGTAGATCCTGATACTTTAGATTCTCAGTTCTCAGAAATCGTCACAATAACAACTGAAAATGATGCGTTCTTACTTGAAAAAACTACAGACTTTACAACTGTCAAATTAGGTGATTTTGAAACTGAAATTTTAGCATCTGGTACAAAGAATCTTTTATTTGAACCAACAGAAAAATTTACAAGAGATCATGATATAAAATTACTGAAAATAGATTTTAATACCGATTTGACTGGTATTGGTACAAACGGTATTGGTCATGTTGATTTAGTTGGAGTTAACACAGGTATAGGTAGCACCACAGTTGGATTTACAACTACATCAATACTAGAAATACCAACATATGATTTCAATGCTCTTCATGCTTCAATATTTGTGCAAGACAGTATTACTAAAGAAATAAACTATAATGAAGTAATTGTTGATTATGATGGAACTGATACAACTATTGCAGAAACATATGTAGATACAAAATCAGGATTAAGTCAATCAGTTGTTGGTGTTATCACTGCAAGAGTAGAAAATAATTTAGTTAAATTACAATGTGAAAATGATAGAGTAAATGTTCTTGACGTTAGAGCAAATATAGTTGGTTTAGGTTCTACTGCAACTGGAATAGGAACTTATAGATTCTTAGTTTCTGGTCAACCAGAAGGAGCAGAGAGAAGTGCTAGATTGCAATCAGGTTACGCAACAGGAACCACAAATCCAATAACTTATGCAACAATTAATAAATTAGTTGATACAACTGTAAAATCTATTGTAAGAGTATCTTGTGGTGACACATCTGCAGTTCATCAGATTATATCACTAAGAGATGATGATGATATACTAACAGTTCAATATCCATTTGTATCTGTTGGTTCCACAACTGGTATTGGTACATTTGGGGGAGAGATAAGTGGTAATGATATTAATTTAAGATTCTATCCCGACTCTGAATTTGATTCTTTAATAGAAGTACAATCTTATAATCAAATTTTATATACAGCAAGTGATTTTGCAAACTCACCTCCCGATTTAACTTATGGTACAGTTGATCAAAGAGTATTCTTATCAACATACGATGGTGCTGCTGGATTAAGAGCAAACAAAAAAGATTTTGTTTTAAAACATCTTGATGTACCAATTTACTCTAAAACATTCAATCCAGCAGTTGGAACAATAAGCACTACCACTAGCACAATAGAAATACCAAGTCATTTCTTTAATACTAATGAAGAATTAACATATACACCTGATTCAACATTTATTGGAGTTGCTGGAACTGCTATTTCAATTGGTTCTACTGCAAATATTGCTGGTGTTGTAACAACAATATTGCCAAGTACTGTATACGCAAAAGTTATTGATGAAGATAGATTTGAATTATATACAAGACCCGAATATGTTTCATCTGGTATTGCTGTAACATTTTCAGGAGTAGGTGGAGGAAACGCTCATAAATTGAGTATGAAAAAACCACTAACCAAAACCATCATTGGTTTGGATGGTGTTGTGCAACAACCAATAACATTCACTTCATTAACTTATGATATTAGAGATAATATTGGTATCGGTTTATCGCAATTTGTATTAAGTGGTATTGGTTCTATTCAACCAACTGATTTCCTTAAGTTGAATGGCGAGTATATGAAAGTCACTGAAGTTGGTTTTTCAAGTATTGCAACTGGTATAATAAATGATTCTACTGATGTATCACTTGGTATTGCAACTTTACCTGTAGTAAAAGTTGAAAGAGCACAATTAGGTATAGCACAAACCACTCACACAGCAAGTGATACTGCAAGAATACATAGAGGTTCATTTAATATTGTTGATAGTACAGTATTCTTTTCAGACCCACCAAAAGGAAACAATAGATCAAGAAGAGATGAAACAAATTTACCATTTGTAAGAGCTAACTTTAGTGGTAGAACATTCTTAAGATCAAATTATACAACTAATATGTTGTTTGATGATGTATCAGATAACTTCACTGGTATTGGTAAAACATATTCATTAACTGTAGGTGGTGCAAATACTTCTTCAGGTATTGGAGTAGGAAATGGTGTGCTATTCATCAATGGTGTATTCCAGACTCCTAAAACTGTTAATAATACTGGTAATAACTACGAATTCATATCAGATACCACTGCAGGTATTTCCACTGTTGAATTCACTGGTATTACATCAACTAATGGTGACTTCATGGTATCTGAGTTTGATATCAACCAAAATCAAGTTCCAAGAGGTGGACTTATTGTTTCACTAGGTTCAACACCAGGTCTTGGATATGCACCATTAGAGGGTGCAAAGGTAAAAGCATTTAAAGATGCAAATGGTGGCATTACAAGTGTTGTGGGTATTGCAACATCTTCAGGATTTAATCTTGGAATACAAACTGCAGCATATGATAATATCACAGGTATTATTACAGTTACAACGAATAAAGTACATGGATTTGCACTTGAAAGACCAAACACTGTTAAATTAAAGAATCTAGAGTTTAGTTGTGTTGGTTATAGTGGAGTTACAACAACTATATTCCAAGATCATGAAAGACCATTATTCTTAGTCGGAATCGTTTCTGATAGAACATTTGAGGTCCAAGCAGGACCAAGCACAATCTATCACACTTATCAAGGTGGTGGTCAAGCATTTGAGTTCTTTGAAGACCTTACATTTGGTTCAGGATATCGTGGTGGTACAGTAGCAATTGGAGTTACAGATCAAGCATATGTTCATAGATTTGTAAGTTCTGGTATTGGTTCAATACGTAAGAGTAGTTTTGCTGCCTCTAATGCAAACTCATTTACTGCAACTAACGCTGTCTATACATCTCATTCTGGTCAATTAGTTCTTACAATTCCAAATCATACATTTACAACAAGCGATTCAGTTGGTATTGATACTGGTGGATTAGTATTCAAATGTTCTAAAGATAATTTCTTCTCAGATCATCCATATCCTCGTGCAGTCTCTAAGACAAGTTTCCCAAATTCAGATCCTATTGCTGGTATAATAACTGGTATAGGTGCAACTACAAATAACACTATAACATTTAATGTCGGTGCTGGTGGTGGCGGTGGAACAGGTGCAGAAGTCTCTGCTATAGTTGGTGCTGGTGGTACTCTTGCATTTACAATTACACAGGCAGGTTCTGGTTATGTAAATCCTGAAATAATCATTCCACAACCAAATTATGATAATTTACCTGTAGTTGGAGTATCAAGAATTGGAATTGGAACTACAACTGATACTGGTTCTAATTTACTATTAGATGTACAAGTAAGTGGAGCAACAACATCTGTCGGTATTGGTTCCACTACTTTTGAAATATCTAAGTTTTCTATCGCAAGACCTGGACATTCATTCAAGGTGGGTGATAAATTTAAACCAGTTGGATTGGTTACTGCTTCTCATTTATCCGAACCAATACAAGAATTTGAATTGGAAGTAACACAAATATTCAGTGATAAATTCTCCTCTTGGCAGTTTGGTGAATTAGACTTTATTGACTCGATTGGTAATTTACAGGATGGTGCAAGAACAAGATTCCCATTATTCTTTAATGGTCAATTATTAAGTTTTGAAAGAGATATTAATAATGCACGTTCGCAGTTAATTGATTTGAATGCAATTCTTCTTATATTTGTTAACGGTGTACTACAGCAACCAAGTTCTGCATATACTTTTGAAGGTGGAACTACTTTTGAATTTATTGAACCACCTAAACCTGAAGCAAAAGTTGATATATTTTTCTATAAAGGACAAGACGGAGTTGATGTTGACATTGCTGATATTCAACAAACAGTTAAAATTGGTGATGAAGTTAGATTATTCAAGCATCCTATTGGATTAACAACCTCACAACAAGCAGAAAGAACTTTAAAGGAATTATTAGGAGCAAAACTTGTAGAAACTGACATTTATACTGGTGCTGGTATTGATGAAACAAATGATAAACCATTCAGATGGACAAAACAAAAAGTTGACTTAATATTGAATGGTAAAAAAATCGATAAGTCTAGAGAGATATTAGAACCACAAATTTACCCAACAGCTAAAATTATAGGTGATTTTACAACAAATTCTGGTGAGGGTAATACAGGTGGAATCTTTGTAGATGATGCAACATCATTCTTCTATGAAAGAGGTGATCATTTGAGCACAAGTAATCCAGATGAAACTGACGGTAAATATAACTTGGCAGATCTTCCAGTTGATGCCTTAGTAAGTTCAGGAGAAATTAATATCGGTGCTGCAGTTACAGCGATTGTATCTGCTGCTGGCACAATTTCTTCTTTGAATATTACAAGTGGTGGTTCAGGATACAGTGGATCTGCTACAATTAAAATTAGTGCTCCACCTACCATAGGTGTTGGTGTAGGAACAACAGCAATAGCAAGTGCTACTATATCAAACGGTTCAATAACCGCAACTACGATTACGAATCCTGGTTTAGGTTATTCTGCTTTTACACCACCACAAGTTATAGTTGAACTACCAGAATTTAAAACAGAAAAAATAACTCAAATTAGTAATTTAGATGGATTCACAGGTATTATTACTGGAATTAGCACTACTACTGGTACTGGTGGTCATCCATTAGCACTTAAGTTCTTCTTTAGAGCAGATAGAGAAGTAGCACAAGATCTTCAAGTTGGTTATCCAGTGTTTATTAGTGATACAACTGTAGGAAATGGTCTTACATCTGTCAATAGTCAAGACTCTTCAGTGGTTGGAATCGGAACAACATTCTGTGATAACATCTATATAGTTCATGATAGAGATACACCAGTTGGTGAAGCAGGTGCTATTGTATGTAATATTCATACAAATAGTAGTTCGTCTGTTCTTGGAATTGCTGTTACAGGAAACTTTAACAACGCAAATCCTGGTATAAGCACACATTATGGTAAAATTAGTTGGGGTAGATTATTTGCTACTACTAGAAATAGTAACCCAATATCAATCGGAGTAACTGGTTTAACTGTAAATAGTGGATTAACTACATTCCCAACCATTCAAAGAAAGAACTACTCTATAGGTTCTCTGAGAGGTCTTAGATCATCGGGTGCAGTCAGAGTCTTCGGAATTTGATTACGTTACCTCTATAAATAAAAGGAAAAGAAAAGTTTAGATACAATGTCAGCGATTATTACTGATCAATTTAGAATCCTGAATGCTAACAACTTTGTTGAATCAGTAGAAAACATCAATAATTCTTATTACGTTTTCATCGGATTACCTAACCCTGCTGGTACTTCAACATTAGTTGGGTATGGTAGGTCTTCTGATTGGAACACCACAACACCTGCACCAACCGATAGTTTTTCTTATCGCAAGCATACAGGTGATACTATGATGTTTGGAAAGAAAATATCATCGGCAAATATTAGAAGAATTATAAGAAGAGTAGATTGGGTTTCTGGAAGCAGATATGAAATTTATAGAGATGATTATAGTGTAGAAACTCCAAGTCCTTTAACACAAGCAAATAGATTATATGATGCGAACTACTACGTACTTAATTCCGACTTTAAAGTTTACG